AGCGGTTGGAATTTTATGCGTCCAGCCGGGCCAGCATTTAATGTCGAGGGTCATTACGGACCGAGCCGGCCGGCGGTTGGCACTGCGCAAGATCGGCGTGCTCGAAACGCTGCGCCTGTATAAGGCGTTGGGCGCCGTATTGTCCGGCAATGCGGCCTATGTTGATCTGGCCGAGCTTGCCGCATCGGTTTCTATGATTGATGACGTGCCGCTGCCGTTTCCGGTGAATGAGGCCGGCGTTGAGTCGCTGGTCGAAAGGTTGGGCGACGATGGCATCGCGGCGGTCGCGGCGGCCGATGACCGGCCGGCGTTTGAGCAGGTGGTGGCAGACGCGGGAAACTGACACGGCACCCGGCACTCGTGGATTGCCTGTATCTGGTCCGGTGCGGGGTGCCCTATGATGTTGTATTTGGTCTGGATGACGTAGACCGCGCAGCCTATATCGTGATTCTTGGAACGTTGGACGGGCTCAAATTCGATTGGCGGCGGTTGAGCTGGCAAGAGGTTTGAAATCCATTGCCAATCACACGCAAGGGTTGTATTCTGTTAACCCTCCGACGCTATCTTGGGTGTCCGGGAGTTTGCAACATGGGTTTCGGCGTATGGAGGAGGATCGTAGCGCGGTTAACGCTTGCCGCGATCGCGGTTCATGGCGGTGCCGGGACCGCTCAGGCATCGGCAGATGATTTTGCGTTCAATAGTTGTTTGCAGACATCGATATCAGAACTCGATGTATTAGAGGGACAGGTTTGGCATACAAGAGGGCCTGATCCAAAAATCCAACGAATTGAATCGGGGCGCTTCTACAAAGCTGAAATTGCTCGTTGGGTAGATCGTAAAAACCCGAACGGAACCATAACCACTATATAATGGCCAGAATCGATCTGCCGCAGAATGAAGATGATACCGATATTTTTAGCGTCTATCTTTCTCGAACAATTCTAATGAGGGTGTTTCGGGATTGTTCTGGTGTCAGTGGAATAGCATATATAATGAATGGATCTGGTTCGAAAAGGACTGGGTTTTGATCACGCAGTGACAGGATTTTGATGAGCAATACGCCATTTCCGAGCCAGCATTTTGCAGCCTTTGCCGCTGCGGTTCGCGCGAGTGAACCCGGCGACGATTACACCAGCCATCCATTGGACGTTCAAGCAGGAAAAGGGATAAATCGCTTTTTTGGTGCTTATCAAATGAGCTATGTTGCTCTGGCGGATGCCGGTTTCATAGAAAAGAGCACTGATCTCACGAGTCCGACATGGACGCCATTCGCAAGATCCCTCGGTATAAATTCAATGGATGCTTTTCTCGCCAGTCAGAAGGCGCAGGATATTGCGTTCCAGCGGAATGCCGAGGCCAACGATCATTATCTCCGCAACTATAAAGCCCATATCGGTAAGCTGATCACCAGCAAGGTCACAGGCATTCCGGTTTATGTCACGCAATCCGGTTTACTGGCTGCGGCGCATTTGCGCGGATATCCGGCGGTCGAGGAATTTCTGTCGTCAAACGGTGCGATTGATCGGGAAGATGGATATGACGTCCATGTCTCCGAATATGCGGCAGGTTTTGCTGGTCACGGCTTCACGTTCGACCATTCCGGATCCCTTGTCGATACGCCGGACACGCCGGCGGTGCTGACCGCGCCGGGTATAACGGCTGCGGCGCGGTTCGAGGCGCGGCGGGATGCGGAGCAGAAAGCAATCAAGCGTGAACAATCCGGCGGCGGCAAAACCCGGCAGACGGCCCCGTTGGCACCGGTCCGGCACCAGCCAGGCGCCAAAAAAAGCTTGCAAGCCGCGCTGCGATCCGGTGGTGTTGGCGCGGCGGAGCGCCCGGCACATCGCGTCGGGGGAGCAAGCTCCGGCCAAATTTTTGCATCCCTTATGCGGGAAGTCCGCCTGGCGGCGCGGCGTTTAAATCGTGCCATGGCTATAACCCGCAAGGTCCTGGAGGTAAGAGCTACCGGGCGGCCGGATGATCGGCGGATCGCGAAGACGAGCGCTTTATCCAGGGGAAGACTCGCTGCCTTGCGCGCCGGGACGTTGCCGCTGCGGCGCTTCGTGTCTGCGTCAAGCTTGCGACCGACGTGGAAATCATTCGATCAGCGAGCTCCGCTGCGGACCGTCGCCGGGTCCGGTTGGAAAAGGGCTTCAAGGGGGCAGCCAGCAGACTCGCTGGCTTTCGCTCGCCCGCCGGGGGACGCCATCCATTCGGCACGTGCAGACAAAGCGGCGTTGCCGAGTTTTGCGCCACCCGGCCTCGCCTTGAGGCTCGGGACCAATCCCGCGGGTCAAGTTGCACCACGTGTGGCTGATGCCAATTCCATAGTCAGCCAAGCGTCCACAAAGCCGAAGGTTGCAGCGTATGGCACGGTCGACCAACGGCAACTCGGCCGGGCGCTGGCGGAACTGTTGGACCAGCAGGGGCGGCTGCCACCATCCGGCGCCACCGGATTTGATACGCGGCTGACGCCGGCCTGGGCGGGACAAAAACTGCCCGCCTAGCCGCGCGCCCTGATCGCCAAGCCGATGATGAAAATGACGTTGATCCCGCCGAATGAAGCGCGGGACCGGAGGCATTTATGATGACGCCAGGACTCGTTCTCGGCCAAGTCTACAACGTTAGGGCCTATGGGGCGTTTGGCAATGGCCTGACCGATGATACCGCGGCCTTCACGGCCGCATTCGCCGCCGCGGGAGCAAATGTGGGGGTGGTCTACGTGCCTGATGGTCACTACGTAATATCCGGCCCGCTGGCTTCCAACGCGCCCCTGTCCTTGATCGGCGAAAGCGCGAATGCAATCCTGATTCGGACGAATTTCACCGGTGTTTTGGTCAACCTCGCCGGTCCCGGAAGCTATGTCCACGGGCTGACCATTAACGGCAACGGGCTAAACATCGCCAGTATTTTCGCAGAGGTGGAAATATCCGGTACGAACAGTGTGATCGATACAGTGCAGGTGGTGGCGACGCTCCACATCGGCATCGCCGTCGCGGGTGACCATTGCGAGGTCCGCGGCTGCAACGTCACAGGCTTGGGAACCGCGCCGGTTCTACAGCAGGGTTACGGTATTTGGGCGTGCGCCGACAACACCGGCATTGTGGTCGCGGACAACACGGTCAGCGGCACCGGCATTGACGGAATCGGCATCAGCGGGATCGGCTTCCGGGTCACCGGCAACAACGTGTCCAACTGCCATTGCTTCACCGGCGAAGGCGGTGGCCAGATTGTTGTCTACAACGATGGTGGCGTCACACGTGACGGTCTGGTGGAAAGCAATGTCGTTGGGCGGGGAAACGCGCCCGTCGCCGGCGGCTTGGAGCTGAACGGAACCGATATTTCGGTGATCGCGAATGTGGTCTCCAACCAGCAATATTTTGGGATGGTTGTCGATTCCGGCAATGGCTGGAATTTCAGCGGCAACACAGTGAGGAACAGCGGCCAGGCCGTGCCGGGCAGCCAGTATGCCTGGCAATGCGCCGCGCTGGCGCTACCGGCGGGATCAACCGGCTTTTCGGTCACCGGCAACCGCTTCGTGGACGACCAGACGACGCCGACACAGACCTGCGGCGTCTATATTTGGCCAGGTGCATCAGACCAGTATCTGATCACCGGTAATATGGTCATTGGCAACACGCTGATGGCAATTGCCGATTACGGCACCGGCTACAACAAGCTCATTACAAATAACCTGGGCGCGTAGCCTAAATCCGGCTGGGGAGATGGTATGACGAATGTGGTTCTTACCCTGGGCACGGTCGCTTTTCAGAACTTTGAGGTGCCAGAGAAAATCGTTTTCGGCGGCACGCAACGTCTCGCCGTTCAGCCGTTAATCGGCGGCGGCCGGGTTGTGAATGTGCTCGGCTATGACGATGGTGCGATCAGTTTTGCCGGGATTTTTGCCGGTAGTGAGGCGGCGCAACGAGCCCAGACGTTAGACGTCGCGCGCGCCGCTGGCGCGGTCCTGCCGCTGATCTGGGACCAGTTCTACTACAACGTCATCATTGCCTCGTTCGCGGCTGACTATCAAAAACCGTGGTGGATTCCTTTCGCGCTCAGTTGCGTCGTTACTCGCGATCCAGTGACTGAAAGTGAAATCACCCCCGCGTCTTATCTAATCGGCGACGACCTCGCGGTAGTGACAGCACTGCTTGGACAGGCCGGCATCCCGCTTGCCGGATTGAGCAACCCAACGGCCTCTGGTCTCGCCGTAGCGCAAGGTATGATTGCGGGTGCCATCGTCAGCGCAGGAACGACGCTGAACGGCAGTGCAAATGCGGTGGCAAACGCCGCCGACGCGACAACCGGGATTGCGGCGGTCAACCAGTTGGCCGCGACATCTGGCGCGCTGGCGGCGGCGGCGGCCATGAGCGGCTATGTCAACCGTGCCGCCACGAATTTGGTGGGGCAGTTGTCATGAGCGTCCAGATCGTCACTGTCGCCGGCGGAAACCTGTTCGCACTGGCCGCTCAGTATCTGAACGATGCCACGCAATGGATACGGATCGCGCAAGCCAATAGCCTCCGCGACCCGGTGCTAACCGGCGTAAACTCGCTAACGATTCCGCCAGTCAACACAGCGGCGGGGGGTGGCATTGCAAATTGACCAGCCCCAGGTTTTGGTAATGGTGGATGGGTTACAGATCCAAGGCGTGGTTGCGCTGGAGGTGGAAAGTCTCGGCTATTTTTGCGCCGATCGGTTCCGGATCGACTTCGCGATCGGGGCTGGCTTGACGCCGGTGGCGGATTTTGCCGCATTGACCGCGCAGACGATCACGATTGATGTCGCCGTGACTGGCGCCGGCTTCGCCACCCTACTGACGGGACAGATCGATAATGTCCGAATCTGCCTGAGCGAAAATCTCGTGACGCTGAGCGGACGGGACCTTGCAGCGCAACTGATCGATACCGAAATTTCCGAAACTTTTGCGAACCAGACCTCCAGTCAGATCGCGTTGACGATTGCGGGGCGGCACGGGTTGACCCCGAACGTTACGGGTACCGGCACGCCGGTCGGACAGTATTACGAGCTGGATCACGCGCGCAGCGCCTTAGGGGCTCATGCGCGTGCCACGACCGAATGGAATCTGCTGACTTGGCTTGCGGAAATCGAGAATTTTACGCTCTCCGTTACGGGAACCGTACTGAATTTCGGACCGCCCGCGGTCGGAATACCCACGTTTCTCACGCCGCAAAATTTCACGACGCTGTGTTGCGATATCGCAACGACAATTCCAACGATGGTGAGAGTAGTATCGTGGGACAGCCGGAACAAGGCGGTGAACACGCGGAGCGCCGGTACCGCGGTGGGCTTGTCCACAACACTGGTCCGCCCCAACCTGACGGCGGCCCAGGCCGAGGACATGGCGGAAAACCATCTGGCGGCGCTGGGACAGCATATCACGATTCTAACCGGCACGATGCCAGGTGACCTGGTGCTATCGCCAGCGGCACAATTCCTGCTTGCGGGAACAGACTCGCCGCTGGATCAGCTCTACGCGGTAACCGCGGTGACACGATCCCTGGATTCACGGACCGGGTTCATCCAATCGGTCCGGGCGTACGCCGTCGCTGTGTAGATTTCGATGATATTTGGTCGAACTGCCACGGCGCTCCGAACAACCTGAATCGGGATCTCAATTACCGATACGGATACCGTTTCAACATCATCCGGCTCCAAGGAGCGAAATGGACCGTTTTTGGAATGCTGTAAAGGCCCGTGCCGGCGGGCTGGACGGAATCTCCGGAGCCGCCCGGTTCGGGCTGGTCGCGAGTTTCGACCCGGCGAACTACGCGGCGAAAGTGCTGATCCAGCCAGAAAATGTGTTGAGCGGTTGGTTGCCGATTCTCTCCGCATGGGTCGGGGCTGGCTGGGGCTTGGGTGCGCCGCTGACACCCGGTGATCAGGTTCTGGTCGTTGCGCAGGAAGGCGATGCCGAACAGGGGGTCATCATCGGCTGCGTTTGGTCGGCCGTGGACAAGCCGATGAACGTGCCGGCCGGAGAGCTGTGGCTGCGGCACGCAAGCGGGTGTTTTCTGAAATTGCATAATGACGGGACCATCGCCGTGCAGGCTTCCACCGTGAACATCGCCGGCAACCTGGTCGTGACAGGGGATATCTCGGATCAGAGCGGGACCCATGGAACAGTCGCGGCGTTACGAAACGCGCACGACGCGCATACCCATAGCGACCCGCAGGGCGGTGCGACCGGTCTGCCCTCGGTGACCGTGTGATGGCCGATCTGGAATTGCAATTCAGCGGGGATTTGTCGCTTGCTCCCACGGGGGATTTGGCGGTCGTGGATGGGTCGGCGCTGACCGAACAGCGCATCCTGCGCCGCTTGCTGACGAATGCAGGTGACTATATCTGGCAACTGACTTACGGGGCCGGACTCGGGCAGTTTGTCGGCCAGCCCGGCGCCGCGGCGGCCATCGCCGGCGTCGCTCGCCAGCAGATGCTGCTGGAAGCCGCGGTGGCCGGGACACCGGCGCCATCCATCGCTGCCACCGTCGCGAGCGATGGAACAGTGACATTGACGGTCCGTTACGCGGACGCCGCGACCGGCGAGACCAACCTGCTCTCCTTTCCGGTATAGAAAAATGCAGTTGTCATTACAGAATTTCGCGGCGCTGGTTGAGAATATGGCGGCGGCCGTGCAGGGTGCCGCGCAAACTCTGCTGGATCTGACGGTTGGTTCCGTCCTGCGTGCGATTCTTGAGGCCAACGCCTCGCTCGCTTTGTGGCTGCAATGGCTGATTGTGCAGGTTCTGGCGACCACGCGGCTGGCCACCAGCACCGGCAACGACTGTGATACGTTCGGCGCTGACTTTGGCTTCACCCGGTTGCCAGCCGTTGCCGCAACGGGGGCCGTCACGGTCTCTCGCTTTACGCCGAGTGCCGCGGCCTTCATCCCGGTTGGCACCAGCGTTTCGGC